ACAGAGCGCAATCGTCAAGCATATCTTGATGGTGCTGCACAGACATTCGGTGGAGCACGTACAACACGTGTTCTCGGAATTGACGTACAGGAAGTTCCTTACTACCCTGCAGGATATGTCGACTTGACATTCCCACAGAACCGTGTATGGGGATTCCAGCGTGACATCACTGTTAACCGTGAATACAAGCCAAAGAAGGACACTGTAGAATATACAGTATTCGTTCGCTTCGGTATTCAGTGGGAAGAGCAGGATGCAATCGCATTCGCTGATGCTGCTGCAGATGCATAATCTGTAAACAGTAAAATTTAGGGGGAGTAGGAGTTAACGCTCCTGCTCCCCTTATTACTTATAATGATATAATACTAACAAGGAGGAATTATGGAAAACATTAATGAAAATCCAATTGTAGAAGAAGCAGTAGTTGAGACACCAGTTTTTGAAGCACCAGTTTTTGAAGCACCAGTTGCAGAAGAGCCTGTTGTAGAGTCACCAGTTGTCGAGCATGTTGTAGAAACTTCAGTTGTAGAAGAAGTTCAAGCAGTTGTAGAAGCACCTGCTTACCAGGCACCTGAAGAAGTTCAGGCACTTGGATCAGTAGCGGAAGGAGTCATTGGAGCAACAACAGCACCAAAGACAACTGAAAGAAAAAAGAGTGCAAAGCCTGCAGAAAAGAAAGAAACTGTAGCGCTATACTCAACAAAGAATGTAACATGGTCAGAGGTAGGCAAGGTTTACCGTGGCTATAACATTGTTGAAAAGGACGCTGCTGCAAAGTGGCTTACCCGCTCTCACATCCGCACAGCCACCCCAGAAGAAGTTGCCAAGGAATTCGGTAAGTAAAATATGGAGATATTGAGAGTTCCGCCATATGATGACATCATAGTAAACTTTGTTGTTCCTTCAGGATACAGCGATGCAGATATCTATGCAAGAGTAACAGATATGGCGGACCTTTCAGTACAAGTTTTAGAGTTTTTAGAATTTTCAACAGGAGATAATATAAATATTTCTCTTCCTGGAAGATACGACAATAATTACAGAGTTGAGATTTTTACAATTGGCGAGGGTGAAGAGTTAATTCACGAAGAATATTATGAACTAATAAGACCATATGTAGATCCAAACACATTGGGAACAACGGCATCAGAGATTGCTGAATATAAAATTTTAGAATTAGTTGCAAGATCAATGATAGACACATTTGTTCCAGAAGGTTTTTATAACAAAAAGATAACAATAGTTGGAACTGGAAATGGCTCAGACTATTTCTCTTTGTGGGAAAAGGTTTACAGAGTATTTAAGGTTTACGAGAATAATGTTTTGGTTTATGATAGATCTACTCCAGATCTAAACGAGTTTCAATATGTAATAACATCAGATAAGACTGCAATACAAAGAGTTCGGGAAGATGTCTTAGAATTAAATAGGTACGAATCAACAGCGCAAAAACTTCCTGTTGCAAGTGGAGATCTTGGATATTATGGATACGAAGGAATATCATTTCCTTCAGGATATGACTATACATTTGTTGTAGACCACGGCTACCTTACAGTCCCTGACGATGTTGAATATGCAGCAAAGTTATTAATTGAAGATCTTAAGTGTGGAAAGTTAGACTATTACAAGAGATATGTCACATCCTATAACACAGATCAGTTCAGAATTCAGTTTGATAAGGCGATGCTTGGCGGTACTGGTAACTTCTTAGTTGATAAGATACTTGACAAATATGTTAAGACCATTGTCAAGCCAGGGATAATTTAATGATATGCGAAGAGCCAGATTTTATATTTCCATTGCAAGCCGATATTTATTATCCAATCGTTGAGCAAGGAACTTATGGCAATGTCAAAAAGACTTGGGTTTTAGATAAGACTATTGCTGCTAATTTTAATGCAGTAGGTTCTGCAGGAAACGAAGAAGTAAGACCCAATGTAAACATTACACAAAGATCAAGTTTAATTGGAAGAGCAAAGACAGACCTAAGAATCTCAAGTTTAGATGCCCCTCACTCTATAACAAACATTATTTTAACTAACATTCGTGACAAGAACTGCAATGAAATTTATATGGAAACATCTGGTCCAAGATCAGGCAAGTCAACTATATTTGAGATTGCCACACAGGAGCCGTTTGTAGGACCTTTTGGTGGAATCGAATACTACAACTTGGTAATTCGCAGATCTGAAAATCAGGCGGTAGATGTCTGATGTTAAAAGTAGTATTTGATAATAGGCAATTTGAAAAAGAAATTAATAACATAATGAAATACTCGACTGGATTTGTCGAGGGTATACAGAATGGTAAGTCTGAATTCTATATGGCATTAGCACCAAAGATAACAGAACTGGCATCACAGTTCATTGACGTAAATGCAAGGATGTCTCCAGAACTGCTTCATCACATTTACGAGTGGGAAAAAGTTGGAAGCCCAGAGGCAAGACTATTTGATTTAGATTACAAGATTAGCAAGATTGGTATAACCTTTACATCGTCTTTAAAGCAGTCAGCCTCAATTAAAAATGGCTCAAATGTTCCTTTCTATAATAAAGCAAAGATTATGGAAGAGGGCGTTGCGGTTACTATTAAGCCTGTAAGAGCAAACGCTCTACGTTTTGAGATTAATGGTGAAGAGGTTTATACCTCAAGAGAAGTCGTTGTCGACAATCCTGGTGGACAAACACAAGGACAGTTTGAAAATGTTCTCAATAACTTTTTTGGTGTATACTTTAGACAGTCATTCTTAAATGCAAGTGGGCTTCTTCAGTACTTTAAGTATCCAAAGGTTTATAAGAAAAATCTATCATCAGCAAAAAGAGGCGGTAGGTCTTTAGGATTAAAAACTGGATACCAATGGGTGGCTAATGCAGGGAGGATTGCATAATGGCAGAATCAACATCAGTATTTAACACTCCAGTTTTATGGATTAATGAATACCTTAAGGAAAAGATTGGCCTAGATACAGGAATTGGTGTTCCATTTTTCCCATCAAGACCATCATCTATTGATGAATTAACTGAGAGTTGGATTACTATAACCCCAGAATATGTATCCATTCCAGATCCGAATGACCCAGATAAAACCATACAGGTATTGAGTAATGAGTCTCAAAGACTTGCTTATGCTGGAGTTATGGCTACATGGGACAGACTGGTACGTATGCGTAGATCACCATTTCCACACATAAAGCAAGAGCAACTTTTATATTATTTCTATGCAACAGAAAGTGACGTTACCGAAAAGATGGTTCAAGTTCAGGAAAAGGTTCTTCGCCTTATGGACCGTGAAGACGAAACAGCAGAAGAAATTAATAAGTGGGCTAAAGGAAAGACCATAGACGGTCAAACAGAGCCAATGGAGTGCAAGTTCTACTTCCATAAGTTTAGGGTATATCAATTAGAAGAAGTCAGAGATATAATAGATTTCGGAACAGCCAGAACATATGGCGGAAACAAGATAATTATAGACTTCGAGTACCACCAAGAAAACTCAATCGTAAACCCATAAAAAAGGCATGTTATACTTAATACGAGGAAACAAGCCCTTTTAATCCAAAAGAAAAAAAAGAGGTGAAAAATATGGCATATACACGTGGTAGCAGCAACAATATTATTGTTGGAGCAGCAGCCCTCTTCACACATGAAGACGGCGTACTCACAGACGCAGGACTTCCAGCATATGTAGCAGGAACATCATACAGAGAGACTCTCTCAAGCGATGCAGACTTCCGCAATGTTGGTTACACAATGAATGGTTTGGAAATTCAATTCCAGCCAGATTTCGGTGAAGTAGCAGTAGACCAGGTACTTGACGTTGCTAAGTTGTTCAAGCAAGGCATGCAGGTAAACCTAAATACTACATTCGCAGAATCAACACTAGAGAACCTATTGTTTGCACTAGCAGGCAAGGATGGAGATCTAAATACAGTATCAGGAAACCCAACACTTAACCTTTCAGCAGGAGACATCGGCGAATGCCCAGTCGAACGTGGTTTGGTTGCAGTTGGTCCAGGAACTGGAGATTGTGCAATTGGAGACGAACTCGAAAGAGTTTACGTAGCATACCGTGCACTCTCAATCGAGAGCGTAACAGTATCTGCAAAGAGAGACGAAGCGACAATGTTCGAAGTATCATTCCGTCTTCTTCCAAATGATGATGCGTCATACGGTAAGATCGTAGACCGCACTATCCCAGCATAATACAACTTAATATACGAGAGGCTCAATCCTTCGGGGTTGGGCCTTTCTGTTTGGTATACTTATATAATGCCTACAGAAATATACAAAACATCAACCATTGAACTCTTTGATGGAACAGAGTTGTATATAACACCATTAAAGATAAAATACTTAAAGTTATTTTTACAAGAGTTTGAAACTGTTAAAGAGGCCAAAAATGATACAGAGGCAATTGACTCTTTATGTAGATGTGCAACAATAACAATGAGACAATATTATCCAAGCATAAAGACTCAAGAGCAACTTGAGGATAATATTGACATGCCAACAATATATAAACTATTAGATTATTCAGCAGGAATAAAAATAAATGAAAAATCAGAAGAGCCAGTAAAAGAGCAGGCAACTGAAAGTGGATCTACTTGGGATGACTTAGATTTAGCAGAAATAGAAGCAGAGGTATTTTTGCTGGGGATTTGGAAAGACTACGATGAATTAGAATCATCTATGTCAATGCCAGAGATAATGGCAACACTTAAGACTAAGAGAGATCTTGATTATTCTCAAAAGAAGTTCCTTGCTGCTATGCAAGGTGTTAACTTAGATGAAGCCAGTGGAAAGCAAAATGCCTGGGAAGAAATGAAGGCTAGAGTATTCAGTGGTGGACAAGCATCTGACTCTAAAGATATTGTTGCACTTCAGGGATATAATGCACAAAAGGCTGGTTTTGGAATTGGCATGGGACTAACCTACGAAAAATTAGACGAATCTGCACCCTCCAGCGTGGTATAATTAATTGTTAACCTACAAGGAGGAAAACTATGGCTGACAAGCCTTTAAACAGCAAAAGTATCACATTAATCGACGGTACAGAGATTGTAGCAAGACCACTTAAGTTATCATTGCTTAGACCATTCATGGCTAAGTTTTCTCTATTAGCAGAGTCATCAGATGATAACGATAAGTCAATGGATATTCTTATTGATTGTGCACAAATTGCACTAAAGCAATTCAAGCCAGAATTGGCAGAAGACAGAGAAGCGCTAGAGGATCTTCTAGACCTTCCAACTGTTTATCAAATTATCGATGTAGCATCAGGACTTCAAAACTCCGATGCAGGAGCATTGCTTAATTCGCTAAACAAATAAATAAGGGGGTGCATGAGAATTGGCAGATGTAAACTCTAATATAAATATTAATTTTAATACGGCTGCCGCCCTTGCACAACTTCGACAACTTCAGGCAGGCCTCAG